CTTTTTGTTGGTCCTGTGTTATGCCGGGTCTCAACTTGATTTCGTCATAATACTTTGTTTTTAGGCCCTCTAAATAGTTTTTGGCTTTCGCTATCTCTTCTTTATAAGCAAGTTTTTTCTTTTTTATATCTCGCTCATCATCCACCTCAGCGTCAAATCTAAAAGAATCTTCAATTATAAAGTTTCTTTCTTCAGCATCTAAATGAGGTTTAGCTTGTTTATAATATTCATGAAGTAATACATCATTATTTATATTTGTATAATCAGCATTTAAACGGGCGTAATCTTGTATATTACCACCTGTTTCTTCCATGAATTTTATTAATTTTTCTATGTTTTCAGGTAACTTTTGTGTTTCAGTTTCCTGTAATACTTTTTCTTGTTCCTGTGAGGTAGTGGTAGTTTCATCGCTTCCTGCCACTCTTGTCTCGTCAGTGTTATCTTCTTCATCTGTTATTAATTGTAAAGGTGAATCAGACTCTTCTTTTATTTCTTCAGATTCTTTTTTATCTGTAACATTTTCGTTGGTGCTTTGTATTTGTTCGTCCACCTTAGAGCTATCTCCGGCTTGTTCGCCCACATCCACCTTCTTTGTTTCTCCGACTGGAATGGCATCTTCTTTTGGTTTTTTAGTTAAATCTACTTTTATTAAATCAGGGATTATTTTTTCTTCACCTAATTGTTTTGGTTTAACAACTTTTTTTATTTTAAAACTACCTTCTTCTTTTGGAGGTGTAGTATCTACAATTTGTTCTTGTTTAGTTTCTTTTACAGGTTCTTCAACCATTGTTTCTTCTTTTTGTGACATAATATAATAATATAAAATTAATAATCTATTGTGGAGCAAACTGCTCTAAACCAAACCCATCTAAATTATCATTACCAGCACTTTCAAAATTTATAGGTAATGTATCATTTTGTCTTTGATTTATTAATTCACTCTCTTGAGTTCCTTGCATTTGTATGCGTTTATCTTTTCTATCTTCTATTTCCGTTTCTTTTTGACGTTTTGTTTGAGATCTCATTTCTTCAAGTTGTATGTTATATCTAAATTCTTCAGCCATTAATTGTTTTTTAATTAATGCTTCTTGCTCCATACGTTGTATTTCAAATTGAGATTTTGCTTGTTCTATTTGAACCTCTGTATCAGCTAATGCTTGATTTTTTTGTACTTCTGCCATGGCTGCTTTTTCAGCTGACTGGGCATTAGCATTTGCTTGTGCTTGTATATTTTCTAATTGTTGAGCTCTATCTTTTTCTTGCTTTTGTTTTTGTCTTAATTTAAGCATTTGATTAGCAAGTTTAATATTTTTTATTTCTCTTAAATCTATAGCATCTTCTAAACCTATATTTTTAGCTTGCAATGCAATTTGTATACTTTGTTCTAGTTGAGCTTTTTCTTCTTCATCAGGTTCAAGTTCTAAAAATATTCCAAAATCATGTAAAGATAATTTTTCAATTTCTTGTAATGTTGATGTATTAAAACCATTTATACTGTTTATCAAAGACTGTTTAGTTGTTGGAAACTGTAACATGTCTGATACTCTTAAACTAATATTTTCACAAATTCTTACAGTTAAATACATTAAAGCTTGTAATACATGTCTAGTAGCTGTATTAGAATTAGCAGCTGCTAGTTTTTGTAACCCAACTAAAGCGTTTTTATCAGGTGTACTGCCATCTCTTGCTTCATTAAGTCCGGTTACATCTCTTATCATTTGTAAATAATATTGATAAGTTTGTATCATCGACTGTATTTTAGACATACCGGAAGAGGTTTGTAATTCTTGTACAGGCACCTTACCTCTATTTAAATCACCATCTTGAGTTAAAGATCTTCCTACTACGCTACCTGTTTGAAAATACATATTTAATGCTTCAGCAGGATTATAATTTGTTCCATTACCTAAATCAACTTCTGCTAATCCATCAACATCTAAATAAACACCATCAGGTACTAATCTTGATATTACTTGTTGTAATTTTAAATGAGTTAACTGAATCATATCTGCAAAACCAACAGTTTTACTTACAATAGATTCTATACGACCTTGATACATTCTAGGTGAGCTAATAACATAATTCATATTAACTTTAGTTGTATCACCAAAAGGCCTAGTCATGTTTTCACTTAACTCCCATTTTAAAATATTATTACCTAATCCTAAAACTTTAGCACCACTATATAATACTTCTATTGATCTTGATATTCTATTGAAATTATCACTAGGTGGAGGATTAAATGTATCTGGTTTTTCTAATGTTTTTTCTAAACCTTGTTCAGTTTGTTTTATTTTAAAAACTTGATCTTGATATGTTTTATATTCAAAATAAAGTATTTGTACTTGATCTTTAGTATCTTGACCCCACCAAGTATTTTCTAAATATGTATTTCTACCTGGATATTTTTGTATTTCTTCTAATTCTGCATCTGTTAAATAAGGAAACTGTCTTTTAACTTCTGACAAAGACATACTTTTAACTTCACCTACATAATATATATCTTCAAAGTTAGGATCATCAGTATATGAATATACTAAATTAGCTGGATTTACATAGTCTATAGTTATTCCTTCTGATAAATTAAAATCAGTTTTAACACAACCTATACCTAAAACAGTAAGATCATAAGCTAATTGTTTTTTTACTTGATCATACTTGTTATAATCTAAAATATTATTTATAACTTCTTCTTCTGCTACTTCAACACTTTGTTTAAAGTTTAATTGTAAATAAAGATCCAATTCTTCTGTGGTTCCAGGTAAATCATCTGGTGATGCTGACGCAAACAAATTAGCATTAGGACCTAATTGAGCTTGTAATGCTTCAATCATTTCTTTATTTTCAATATCTCTTATAGCGTTTTGAGCAAATGTAGTTTTATTTTTTATAGCAAATGGATCTTGAGCAAAAGATTTTATTTCATAACCTTTTTGTGTCATACCATTTACTACTATATCTACAAACTTAGATAATATAGGAACAGGTTTCCAATCTAAATTCAAATAAGATAAATCACCATTTATAGCTAATTCATCTTTATATTTTTGTACTGGTTGTTCTCCTCTAGCATAAAGTCTTAATCTATTAAAATTTTGAAAATTATTAATATATCTATTTTGACCACTAGAGTTTTTAAACCACTCATATTCAATTGCTTGGGCTACTTGTAAACCATACTCTTTTGACTTTTTCTCTTCTTCAGGTACCACCTGATCTGGAAAAGCACTGTTATAGTTAATATTAACCATTAATTTAGTATTTTTGAAGTTACTCCTTTATTATTATACTTTTTAAAGTCTAAAGGTAAATTATTTATAGTTCTTTTTACTGTAGGCGTGTATCTATTTTTATTACAAGCCATAATAGCTAAACCAGAACTTATTGAAGCATCATGTTTAGTTCTATTATTCATATTAAACTTAGCCCAATCTTCTAGTGTTCTTTGAAAATACATATCACCATATCTTTCATTGTTAAATCCAATAAAATTTTCAATATAGTCTTCTATTGCAGCAGCATGTGCTTGTTTTATATCTTCACTTGAATTAGGTATACCACCTATTTCTCTTTCGGTAATAGATAATTTATTATATACTTTATCAGGACGATTCATAGAATATCCTCTATAACCTCTTCTTTTTAAATAATATAATAATCTAGGTTTATTATTTTCTGCAAGTAATGGCATACCATAAAAAACTAAAGCCATTAAAACATCTTCAAAAAATATTTCCGCTGTTTGAGGCCTTGCAATATATTCTAAAAAAAATAAATTAGGTGGTACATCTTCCATTGAAAACTTAGTTAAACCGTGTAAAGAAGCTTTAGATCCTCTACCATCAACAGTTCCTGAAATATCATATGGATCACAACCAAATGCGCCTGTATGATCATTTCCTGGATATTTTATACCGTTTTTTATAATATATTTATTTTGTAAATCACTGTTTGGTACCCATGAAATTAAAAACCTACCATTATTATTAGGTATAAATATAACTCTAGTATCTTTAATTCCATTTTCCCATTGAAAATTACCTTTTGTAATTACATTCGTGTTTTTTAAATCTTCATTATAATCAATTTGTTCATAAATTTTAGTTAGATTAAATAAAGATTGTTTTGCTTCATCTCTAAAAGCATGTTTTTCTGTTCGTGGAAACTGACGATAAAATTCGTTTAAACCATCTTGATCGTTTTTTAATCCTTCAACTTCATTTTCCCAGTGTGAGATAACACCGATGTCAATGTTGGATCCATCAATACTTTTGACTGGTTTTTTTGGAGTTTCGAATACAGGAAACCCATAAGCGTTAAGGTATCCTTCGTAATTCCATTCCATAGGTATGAACAAACTATATAATCCTGAATTAGTCTGTCCGTTGCGGTTTCTTTTTGTGACATCTGATGCATCATACAGTTTTTTAAAATTATTACCTCCTTTATCTAAAGCATTAGATGTAGAACCCATCATACATCTACCTATAATTCTACTACCTAATCTTAATGTCGTCTTCGTGACCCTCCAGTTGTTGAGGATGTTGTCTGGTCTCTCCCATTTACCCGATTCATCATGGGCGAGTAATTTGAGTTTCTCCCCGTCGTACGAGTTATCACCGGTGTTCTTCCAGTCGATCGTGGTGTCGAGCCCAACGAGTTCCTCGGGACGTTCGTTCTGATCAATCT